TCATGCTTTTTGCCTGTATTGCGCAATGCTCTGCAAAAGATCGTGGATAAAGTTGCTGCCGCGGCTGATCAAAAGCCCCGTACAAACCTGCCCGATGAATGGGATTTTCATCGAAAATCCTGCCGCCTGCATCAGGTCCGCCCCCGTCAACAGCGAAAGCGCAATGCCCACCGCCATCGCTCCCAGGGTGCTGACGTTCAGCGCGCCCTTTTGCCATCCCAGCTTGCCCGTCTGCCACAGCGCTTCTGTCAAAAGCGCCAATACGATGATCTGCTGTATCTCCATCCTACATGCCCCCGTTTGTTTTTTCCGCGCACCCCGCCGCGCTCTACCATCTTGCCTTGTTTCCGCGCACATCCACATGCGTAAAGGCGCTGTATTTCCCTACGCCGCCCCGATTTCCTACCAGCCTGTCGCACAGCCTGTACACCTCGGATGCGCTCATCCCGCTCACCTTGATGTCCGCTGCCGCCGCATACAGGTGCTGGCTCTGCTTGGCTCCGTCCACCTTCTTGTTGTAGCTCTCTGTTCGGTACCCGCTGTTGATGGTAATCGGTCTGTCCCCGCATGCTTCCCTGATCTCCTCCAAGAGGTTCATCAGCTTTTGGCAGTGCCCGTAGTATTTTGCCGGCACTGCCGTTCCGTCCTTGCACTTAAATTCGCTCAGCTTGAAATGCGCGCTTGCCGGTACGCCCATGCCTTCCAACAGCGCCGTCCACGTGTTCTTTCCTACCTTCCCGTCCACTGTGATTCCCGCGACGCTTTGCAGTGCCTTTACCGCCTGTTCGGTATTGCGCCCAAAGATGCCGTCTGCCGCGCCTGCCTTGTATCCCTGTTCATTCAGCCTTGTTTGCAGCTGTTTTACCAGCTCTCCCCGGCTCCCGTTTTTCAATAAGCAGTCTGTAAACAGCTTGGCATACGTGTTGTTCCCCACGATCCCGTCTGCCGACAGGCCCTTGGCCTTCTGATAGCTTTTTACCGCGCTTTCCGTCTTTGCCCCGAAAATGCCGTCCGCGCTGCCGCATGCATACCCTTTCTCATTCAGCATCCGCTGCACCAGCTCTACAACCTCGCCCTTGCTTCCGCTTTTGATTTGCTGCATGGTTTCCCTCCCCTTTATACTTTGCCTATCACATAAAACCCGAATAGACAATCTACGCTTTCATACCGATTAACCGATACGATGGCTGGTGTAAAAGTTTTCGTTTGCGTTACCTCTCCCTGATGGCTCAGTAGGAAAAAGTTCGGATAATCTAGCAGCGACATCGTGCAGTTTGGCACGCTTGCAAAGGCAAACGGAAAAGAAACTGCCTGGCCCAAGCCGAATTTCATGACATTCCCAGAATCCCATACACTGGTAACAAGCACAGTTTGGGGAAAGCTCCCCCAGCACTCTGCAATCCCGCTGTTCCATTTTCGGTAGGTCCACATGCCGGAAACACCCTGTTCAACAATAAAATCCTTCTCAATGCCCTTGTTCCATTGTGCCCGCTCCGCCGTTGTAATGTGTACGTCGGTATCCCCCGTATGCGCATCGATCTGGTTTTGCAGGTTTCCCGCCGCATCCTCCGAAAGCTGGCCCTTGATGCCCTCAAACCATTGGTTAAAGGCATCTGTCAGCTGCGCGTTGGCCGCCCCCGTCTCCAAATGCTCCACCGGGCTTGCCACTACCCCGCACACCGCCTCGTTCAGCCTAAGGTCCGTAATATCCGCCTGCCGCAGGGCCGATGCGTTTCGGTTTACCATAATATCCGCCAAGGCCAGCTCGTAAATATCCCCTTGTGCATGCTGCGTAATGCTGGGCGGCACAGGCGATGCCGCCGGCGTGCCCTGCAAGATAAATAGGTCGATGCCGCGCTGCACAGCATCATAGCGCACCACAACGCGGTCAATGCGCGCAAACGTCTCCGAGCTTGCCGACACGCTTAGCTGCTGATCCTGCTCCAGCCAGCCCATATAGCCGTTGATAAAACAGGTGCCTGCCTTTACCGTAACCGCCATCCCTTCCTCGGCCTGCACCATCAGCCCGTCTGCCGGCAGGGCAAATACCCCGTTGCCCACAAATTGGCTGAAATACTTGGCAAAAAACGAAGCGTCCTCCGCCCTGTCAAAGATCGGCTGTCCCTGTTCGTCATAGCCCGTAATGGTTGAATTGAAAAATCCGCTTCTCATGCTTTCACCTCTCGTTTGATCGCCTTGCCCAGGCTCACATAGTCCTCCCCAAAGGTCATCTCTACGGCAAGCCCGTCCGCCTCCACGGCTTCGCGCACCTCCTCGATGCGCTTTTCTGCCACAAGGCCGATTTTTTCCTGGATCACCGTACAAATATCCCCCAGGTCATAGTGCGTTTTATACATCAGGTTGGCATTGGGGTCGATGGCATGGTTATACGCCTCTACCCGCCGGTATCCATCCAAAGCCTCCAGCCCCTTTTGCCAAAGTGCCTGCCGGTATGCCTCGTCCGTCATCGTTTCGCCATCCACCTCGCGCTTTACGCTCGACGCATCCACATACAGTTCGCGGCGGTCCCGGCCGTTTGTGCGGTCCACCGTCACGCAAACGGGCGTCTGCCCCTGTTCCGCCTCGCCCACCACATAGGCAAAGTTTCGGTAGTCCTGTTCGTCTACGCTGTAATCGCTGGTCAAAAGGTTTTCCTGTCCTCTGGAAAATACCGCCCAGCCGTTTTCTTTCTGCCCCTGCGTCCTGTCCTTGCCCTGCCATACCTCAAACAGCATCTCGTCGTTTTCATAGTCATAGCGCAGCGCAAAGGATAATTCCTGCGATTGGCACAGCTCCTGCA